GTTGGTTGGGATTACGAACATAAGGCAACATTGTTTTGATTGAATTTGACTACACATTAGATTTTGATAATATAGATTATCGCAAGAACCCGGAGTTGTATATCATCGGTCGGGGAGAACAAGGAGTATTGCTCTGTGAACCATACAAATCTGAAATCTGCAAACACTGGCGATTCCGCACGCCCCAAATCGCGTTCGACTCGGCAAATCGAATTTACGCTATGTTTGATGACTATCTTATTCGGGATGAGTTTGTTGGGGCTGATATGGCACGCAAGTTCCTTATGATGGGATGGACGCGAGCAAGACGATACGCTAATCATCGTAGCGGTAAAAAGTATGATGACAACGGAAGAATCAAACCACAAGAGCCAGACCACTGGACTTGTGACAAAGCAGAGTCGGCACGCATCTTCAAGCGTGTATACGATGCAGCAAGAACAAATAAAAAATATAGGAATATGGTGAGACAATGGCGAAAAAAAGAATCAGAGATCCAAAAGAAGGGATTGTGGAACTCTTAAATGAGCAATCAAATGTGGCACGACTCCCTAATGAAATGTGGAAACCTCTAATAAAATATCAAGAGGTAGTTGGAGATCATCTTTGTTCATCATTTGGTAGAATCAAAAGAATCAGTGACGGGTTTATCTACCCGTTAGGTCCACATCATAGGTACAGTAGTAAAGGTAAAAATACTAGCGGTAATGGCAAATTCAGAGAGGTGCATTGTAATATTGATGTTTTAAAAGAACACGCCCCACAATTTATGATTGAAGATTGGGGTTTACACTATGGCAATAAAATGAAAACAAAATTACTCTTTACGATGCATAGAGCCGTGGCTGAATCATTCATACCTTTGGTGTCTGAAAATTTACCTAGAGAATTTCAAGGAAATCAAGATGAGTGGGAGCAAACGCCTACTTCAATTAAAGGTATTTTTGCACGATTACTATACGTTGATCACATCGATGACAATGGTGGTAACAATTCTGTAAACAATGTGAGGTGGGTCACACCAAGAGGAAACCAACACGCAAACAAATCGAGAGAGTTTGGTGAGGTTAATACCAAGGATTGGACACAACTCGCATATCCAAACGAGCCAGATAAACACTGGCGACTAGAGAAAGAAAATGAAAGTGAAAAAGTATGTCAAACAGCAACGAATCCAAACTTATTTTAGAGGCACTAAGATGTCTAAAATATGACTTAGAAAAGACACACAAAATTGTATTGAGAACAGAGTCATCTAAATCTGGAGATATCCAAGAAATAGTTGACAAGATGTTAGAGGTTGATAAACTGATGGAGAAATGGAGCAACATTGATGAATAACTTTTTGAATAATTTGGTTATGGTATCTGGCAACGAAGATGCTACTTCTGTTGACAGTGGTTTGGTTTCAGACATCAAAGGATTTATTAGCACGGGTTCATATACCTTGAACGCTTTGCTTTCAGGTTCTTTGTATGGTGGTATCCCAAACAATAAGATTACGGCACTGGCTGGTGAACAGGCGACTGGTAAAACTTTCTTCTGTTTCAACATTCTGAAAACTTTTCTTGATGACAACCCAGAGGGTGTCGTGCTTTACTTTGACTCAGAACAAGCGATTACCTCACAAATGTTTGAAGAGCGTGGAATCGACTCCGCCCGTGTTGCGGTGTTCCCTGTTTCAACCATCGAAGAGTTTCGACATCAGATGATTCAAGTCGCGGACTCGTATCGTGCAGAAAAAGATAAGAAGCCTATTCTTGTGATTCTTGATTCGCTCGGAAACTTGTCTACACTTAAAGAAATGGAAGACACAGCGAGTGGCAAAAATGTTCGTGACATGACTAAAGCCCAAGCGTTGAAGGCAACTTTCCGAACGCTCACCGTCAAGTGTGGATCGGCTGGTATTCCGCTACTTATTACAAACCACACCTATGATGTTGTCGGGTCTTATGTTCCGATGAAAGAAATGTCTGGCGGCTCTGGTCTAAAATACAACGCGGGAACAATCGTGTTTCTGTCCAAGAAGAAAGTCAAGGACGGAACGGATGTGGTGGGCAACATTATCAAGTGTAAGTTGCAAAAGTCACGGGTCACAAAAGAAAACTCTATAGCAGAAACTTTGTTGAACTACGAGTCTGGTCTTTCGCCTTACTACGGACTGACAGATATCGCAGTGAAGCATGGTGTGTTTAAGAAAGTCTCGACTCGCATCGAACTGCCTGATGGTCGCAAGGTGTTTGAAAAGAACATCAACGACAAGCCGGAAGATTTCTATACCGATGAAATCATGGAGCAACTTGAAGTGGCGGTTGCCAAAGAATTCAAGTATGGTTCGGCTGTTGAGGAGGATGCACCAGATACTTTAGAGATTGCAGATGAAGTATAAATTTGTTCAAGGTGCTACCACACAAGAGTCTGCGATTAGAATCGACGAAGGCAAATATAAAGATGTTATTTTAACGTATGGCAAAGTTGGATTTCACGAAACAGATGAAGAATGTCGGCTACAATTTGACTACTATATTGTTGACAACGCTGAACGAGATATCGATGATGATGAATTCAAAGAAGTTGCTGGTGACATTCTTGTTGATGTATTAGAAAACCATACTGAGGAATTTGAATATGGAAACGATAGAGACAATCATTCTGAGGAATCTGGTTCACAATGATGGGTTTACCCGTCGTGTGCTTCCGTTCCTGAGCGAAGAATATTTCAAGGACAGAAACGAGCGAGCCGTTTATGGTTTGATTCGTGATCATGTCCATCGCTACAACAAGGCTCCGAACAAGGATGCCCTTGGCGTGGCGTTGGAGAATCGTGGAGGTCTGTCGGAGCAAGCATACAAAGATTGTAAAACGATTGTGACTACAATCACTGGTGCTGCTCCGACAGATGACACGGACTGGCTGCTTCACGAAACAGAAAAGTTTTGTAAAGACAAAGCAGTTTACAATGCAATCATTCGGTCGATTGAGATTATCGACGGTAAATCACAGAACGAAACAAAAAATGCGATTCCAAATATTTTGTCTGACGCACTTTCGGTATCATTCGACCAACAAATTGGTCACGACTATTTCACAGATGCCGATGAACGCTTTGATTTCTACCATCGGGTAGAACACAAGATTCCGTTTGACCTTGACATGTTCAACAAGATTACAAACGGCGGTGTGCCGAACAAAACTTTGAATGTGATTCTTGCTGGAACTGGTGTTGGTAAGTCTCTGTTCATGTGTCACCATGCTGCGAACTGCTACGCTGCAAACCTGAATGTTTTGTATATCACTTGTGAAATGGCAGAGGAGCGAATCGCAGAACGCATCGACGCAAACCTGATGGATGTAACGATGGACGAACTTCGACACTTGCCGAAGATTGCATACGACAGAAAGTTGTCAAAGGCGACAGGCAGTATTAAGTCTCGTCTGATTGTAAAAGAATATCCCACGGCAACGGCAAATGTAAATCATTTCCGTCACCTGCTGGACGAACTAAAACTAAAGAAAAACTTTCAGCCTGATGTAATCTTTATTGATTATTTGAATATTTGTTCATCGGCAAGATTCAAACAAGGTGGGAATGTGAACTCTTACATGTATATCAAGTCCATCGCCGAGGAACTCCGAGGCTTGGCAGTTGAAAGAGATGTTCCAATCTTTACTGCAACACAAACAAATAGAACAGGTTTTGCATCAAATGACTTTGGACTTGAAGATACCTCTGAATCTTTTGGTTTACCTGCTACGGCTGACTTGATGTTTGGTCTTATCGCAACCGAAGAGTTGGATGAGCAAAACCAGATTATGGTAAAACAATTGAAGAATCGATACAACGATGTAGCAACAAATAGAAAGTTTGTGATTGGAATCAATCGGGGTAAAATGTTATTGTACGATGTGAGCAATGCAGACAAAACTCTAATTGGTGCTGGACAGGATGCCGACGATATGGTAGACTCTGCCGGTGTGGGATACAATGGTCAGAACTTCGACGAGAAGTTTAAATCGAGTAGAAAGAATTTTAACGAATTGAGGTTTGAAGATGTCTGAAAGAAAGTATGATCCGTTCAAAGACCCCCGTAATTACCTTCGCGGTATGAGCCGTGAGGAACTTGACGAGTGGCGTTCATGGGTTGAGTCATGGAAGAGCGACGAGCGTAGAAAGGCAACCGAGCAAAGACGGAAGGCTCGTAATGCACGCATTTCTCGATAAAAAATTTATCAACTTAGTTTCGGGACAACTGGAGAGGTTCAAGTGGCAGCGACCAACTTTGGCGAACTGCCGATGCCCTCTCTGTGGTGATTCGCAAAAGAACAAAAATAAATGCCGTGGGTACTTCTACGAGCGTGATGGTCGATACTATTACAAGTGTCATAACTGTGGTGCGGCTTGCACCGTGTCTGGATTCCTCGAACAAGTAAGTCCTGCTTTGTATTCTGAGTTTCGCTTAGAGTGGATCAAAGAAAAAGGCGGGGCAACAAGTGACAATCGTGGAATCACAAACACGGGTGTTGCACAAAAACTTGCAAAGGTAAATGTGCATCGCAACAAGTTGAAGCATGTTCTTGCGATCAGCGAGTTGGAGTCTAACCATGCTGCAAGAATCTATCTTGAAAATCGATTGATTCCAGAGAGCAAGTTTAGTGAAATCTATTACACGACAGACTTTGCAAAAGTAGCCAAGAGTGTCAATCCACAAATGGTGTTAAAGTCGGAGGAGCGAATCGTCATTCCGTTTTATGATGACAACGGAAATGTGATTGGTATACAGGGTCGTGCAATGGACTCAAACTCTTTGCGATACATTACGGTAAAAGCAGAAGAGCATGATAGATTATTTTACAATCTTCACAAGATTGATGTGAACAAAAGAATCTATGTTACCGAGGGTCCATTCGATTCGATGTTCTTGCCGAACGCAGTTGCGATGGTTGGTGCATCAAAGTCCGTGAATCTTCCTGACAAGTTGCGAATGCGTGATGTAGTTTTCTGTCTAGATAATG